GAAAGACTTATACCTCGTTGCTAATTGCTTTAAAATTCATGCAGCATCCTAGAGCTACTGGAGTTATTTTCCGTAGGACTTCTAAGATGCTGACAGCGCCCGGATCAGTTTGGCAAGAAGCTTGTAATCTTTACAGTGCTTTGTTTCCTAACTTGCGTATCCGTACAAGGGAATTAGAGATTATCTTCCCTAATGGTGCTTTACTTAAATTCAGTCACATGCAGCACTCAAGTAACATGTACGATCACAAAGGTGGTCAGTACAGTTTAGTTATTTTTGATGAAGCAACGGACTTTGAGGAAGAGATGGTCGTGTACCTCTTATCTCGTATGCGAAATGCTTACGTAGATTATAAACCTCAGATGTTCTTGATGACTAACCCAGATTATAACAGCTTTTTGAGAGCTTGGTTAGAAGATTTCTACCTTGATCCACAAACTGGTATTCCACTTCCTGAAAAGACAGGATACAAGCGTTACTTCTTCCGTCAAGGAAATGCAATGCTTTGGTATAATAGCCTAGAAGAAGCTGAAGCTGTACACGGTGCTGGTAACGAATCCGGTATCAGTTCATTTACATTCATTGGTGCTACTTGCAGAGATAACCCTCCACTACTCAAAGCACAGCCCGACTATATTAGCCGTTTAATGTCCCTTCCTCGTGTTGAGAAAGAGCGACTATTAGACGGTTCTTGGTTTGCTCGTCAAGAGTCTGCTGGCTTGTTTAAACGAGAATGGGTAGGCTTAGTAGATCATGCCAATGGTAGAGCAAGACAAAGAATCCGAGCATGGGACTTTGCGTTTAGTCTTCCTTCTGAACAATACCCTAATCCTGACTGGACTCGTGGTGTATTAATGTCCAAAGATGAAGCCAAAGTTTATACAGTAGAAGACGTAGTGAGTATTCGTAATCGAGTGCATGAAGTTGAGAAACTTGTATTTCAAACTGCAATTCAAGATGGTCAAGATGTAATTATTTCAATTCCACTAGACCCTGCTGCAGCTGCTGGTGCTTATGCAAAAGACTTGCAAAGAAAACTAGCTGAGATGGGATTTAGTTGTAGATTAACTAAACCAGTTAAATCCAAGATTACTCGTTTTGCTCCTTTCTCTAGTATTGCTCAAGCTGGTTTTGTAAACGTAGTTAAAGCTAATTGGAATAAAGATTTCTTTGATGAATTGGAAGTGTTTGATGGCGACCCTAAGAAAAAAGACGACCAAGTGGACTGCTGTTCAGATTGCATGCTTTTGCTCAACAGAGATACAACAATTCCTAATTTCACATTACCTGATTTTACAGGTTCTAATCCATTCGATAGTATGACAGGCTCAACGAGTAGTTTTCCTGCATTTTCAAGTATTATTAATTAAAGGAGCCTTGAATGGCACGACAAAGACGAGAAACTGTTAATAAAGCCACAATGGGCGATACACCTGAACGATTTAAACTTTCTGAAAGTGGTTATCTAGGTCTAAATATCTATGCTGGTGTTACTGATACAGAATTAAAGAAGGAATTAAACTTTCCTCAGTCAATTCAGACATTCAAGCAAATGTCTTACCACAGTACGATCAATTCAGCACTGACTTTATTTGACAACTTGATCAGTAAAGTGGACTGGAAGTTTAAAGCTCCCGATAATGCTACTGCTGATGAACTAATGCAAGTTAAAGCTATTAATGAAATGATGCAAGATTTGCAAGACCAAACTTGGTCTGAATTCATTAGTGATGCCCTCAGTGCTAATACCTTTGGTTTCTCAGTTCATGAGAAAGTCTACCGTAAACGCACTAGAGCAAATGGCTCTAAATACAATGATGGTCTAATCGGTTGGAAAAAGCTTCCAATTCGTAACCAAGAGACAATTGAGCGCTTTGTCTTCTCAGATGATGGTAATGACATTTTAGGTGTACGTCAAAATCTTTCTCAAGTTGCTGATCCTTACAATCGTTATGGTAATCGCAATATGAATGCTGTTGTACTTCCACGAAGCAAGATTATGCTATTTCGTGCAGGTAAACACAAAGGCGATCCATTCGGTAAGTCACCACTACGGGATGCATACTTAGCTTGGCGCTTCCTTACTGTAATCGAAGAGATTGAAGCTAACGGTGTAGCCAAGGATTTAGCTGGTCTTCCAGTTCTAAAGCTACCACCTCAGTATCTATCTAACGATGCATCTCCAGAGCAAAAAGCAATCCGAGCCTATTACGAAAACGTAATGCGAAACCTGCAGGTTAATCAGCAATCAGCTTTGATTTTACCACAAGCTTTTGATCAAGATACTCGCCAGCCTTTATTTAACTTAGAACTCCTAAGTCTTAATGGCGGTAAGGCAATGGATACAACTAAGATTAAAGAATACTATAAGAATTTAATTCTTACTTCTTTATTCGCTGATCTATTAACGATGGGTCAAACAGGTGGTGGTTCTTTTGCCCTAGGTCAGATTAAGAGTACTCTTTCTGGTTCTGCAGCTGAATCGATGCTTAACAAAATTACTGAAGTTATCAACAATGACTTAGTACGTCAGACCTATGAACTCAATGGTTGGGATACTTCCAGAATGGGTCGCATGGATTATGACAATATTCAGACCGAAGATTTAGAATCCTTTAGTAAGGCTATTCAGCGTTTCGCTAGTACTTCTGTACTTGAAGTTGATCGTGCTGTACTTAACCGTATTCGTGAATCAGTTGGTATCGATAGTTTACCAGAAGATGAAGAACCTAATGCAGCTTTAATTCCAGCCAAAACTTCTAGAAGTGGTGATGGTATGAAGACGGCTGGTGAAGGTACTGCAACAAGTCCTTCAGGTAATGATACAAGTTCAAACAATTTAGAAAACGCAGGTTAATTATGCCATATTCAAAATCAAATCCTCCACAGTGGGCCTCTAAGAAAAGTGACGCTGTACAAGAAGTAGCTATTCGTGTATTTAATCAGACGCTAAAAGATACAGGCTCTGAAGAGAAAGCTCGTATTGCTTCTTTAGCTGCTATGAAAAATGCAGAAGAGTCTTTCAAGAAGAAGGTTTCTAAAGCTGTTGAAGATATTATTAAAGGTAAATACAATTTATCTTGAATTAATAGTAATTTTGTGATATAATAGTTTACAAAAGCCCCGAGGTAACTCTCGGGGTTATTATTGTTTATAAGGAGAGTTTATGGCTTGGAGTGCAACTAACACTATTCCTGCTATGCAAGGAAAATCAAGTGCATTGAAAGAGTTGTTCGCTAAAGTAGCCAATGCTGCTCTTGATAAAGGACAAACAGAAGAGGAAGCTATTTTCTCAGGTTTGAGCGCAGTGAAGATTCAAGAGAAAAAGAATCAACCACCAAAACCAGTCAAACCTAAAGTACCAGCTCATCTTGCAGCAGTCAGGAGCATGTCTGGAAGCCCCTATGAGATGACTTCTAAGGCAGCTAACCCTCAGGTAGCCACCAACGTTTTACCACCGTCTATACAGGCTGTAGAGTTCGATAATGAAGGTCATCTGGTTGTATTAATGACAGATGGCAAAAGAATTGTAACTAAAGGTACTGCAGGAAATCAGGTAATTGACCAAAAGATTGGTATTTCAGTTAATCCGGTTTTTGATCATGTCCAGATGAATACCACGGCTCATTATACTTCTGAGGATTATGTTCCCGGAATGATTACATGGAATGAGTTTGAAGATTGTTTAGATGTAGTTCAAAATGATGGCTCTATTCTTCAAGTAGGTCTAGAAAATTATATTCAAGTTATTAATAATACTGGAGCAGTATTAGAAAATGGAACTATTGTAAAGTTCTCAGGTGTTGCCTTAGAAGAAGTGCCAGAAGTGAATCCTATGATTGCAGATGGTTCAGTAGAACCTCTATATATTGTAGGTGTGTTAACTAATACACTTATTCCCGGTCAAGTTGGTCGTGCGACAATCTTAGGTAAAGTTCGTCAGATTAATACCACTGGTTCAGATGTAGGAGAAACATGGCAACGAGGTGATCTACTTTGGGCACATCCTACTCAACCCGGAAAATTAACTAAATTTAGACCAACAGCTCCTGCAGTTTCTGTCTCAGTTGCAGCTGTTTTAAAAGCTGACGCTGCGCTTGGTATTTTATTAGTAAGACCAACTATCTTTCCTCGACTATTTTATGGAACTTTCTCAAGTTCAACTACACAATCTGCACCAACTATAAATACACCACATCAAGTTCATTTTGAAAATACTGAAATTAGTAGCGGAGTGAGGATTTCAAACGGCGGTCAAATTGTAACAGATCATGCTGGTCTTTATTCTTTTGATTTTAGGCTCCAGTTAACATCTTCAAATTCATCATCTAAGAATATTTATATTTGGGCCAGAAAGAATGGAACTGATATTCAACGCAGTGCCTCTAAAATTACGATAGTAGGCAATGGTGTAGAACTTGTCCCTTCTTGGAGTTTTACAGTAAGTATGCAACCTTTAGATACATTTGAACTAATGTATGCTGTGGATGATACGGCTATTTTAATTAACGCTCCAGCTCCTACAGCTTTCTGTCCTGCTACACC